AATCTAATGTTAGCTGTGATGCCTAAACTATTAGCTTGTGCATCTGTACGTTCTGTACTATCATTTAGTACACCAATTTCGATAATTTTATCTTCAACTCTTAGAGTTTGTACATCTAATGCAACTCTGTCGCCTTCAACAATTAGATCACCAGTAACTCTTAAATCGCCTTCAACATCTAGTGTATATTCTGGCAATCTATTAGTTGTAAATATACCTACTCTTGCTGCGCTTGCATCAATATAAATTGCATCAACAGAGATAGATCCAAAAGACGTTGACTTAACACGTAAACTTAAATCATGATCTGTAAGTTGGTTTTCAATATAAAAGCGTGGTCCAACTACTTTTTGTACGTTGTTCTGGGATAGTCCGATTGTTAAACCGCCTGAGTTTTGAATCGTTAGTGTACCAGTTGTAATACCGTTTGCAGTTGATGGCAGGAAACTGTCAGCAGTTCTAACTACGCCGCCGGCTGTAACAAGTGCGTTTGCAGAATCAGCAATTCCTCTGTATTTAAAATTAGCAGTATCAATAATATTATAGCCTACTTTAATAATTCCGTCTGGGTTTGAAGCTGTAACTAATCCTAAAATACGCTGTGCATAAATCGGTGTAAACTCAATGTTACTAATTACAGCAGAAAGAGTCCCGCCGGTATATAAGTACACCACTGTTCTCGATCTACTTTGTTGGTCTAGTATACTACCTATTTCAAAGCCGCTCTTGCCTTGTGATTCTGTATATTGCGGGCCCATTAACATTAAATCTGTACCGTCAAAGGCATAAACTTGGTTATTTAGACTATCAATCCATAAGTCGCCTGCAACCATTTGTGGTCTAGTGTTTTGTACAATCGGTCCGCCACTTGCTTTCCAAACAGCACCGTCGTAAACTTTTAAACGTTGTTCTGTGCTATCCCACCATAGTTGTCCTGTTAAAGGATTACTAGGAGCAGCAGTATTACTAAAGTTTTCTAGCAAACGAATAAAGTTTTCGTTAAAGTATTCTCCGTATCCTGTATAGTTTCTACCAACTAATGTAAGATTAGTACTAGCTGTATCAATCTGTCCGTCGATTAAGTCTAGTAGCAGAGTGCCGTCTGTTTTGTTTAGTTGATAACTCATCTATTATTGCCCCGTATAAATTATGTAATTAACTGCTAAGTAAGGATTCATAACATCTAATGGCGTTCCTAATGCAGATTCAGTTTTGATGCCGCCACTTGAAGCAATACCCTGTGTTCCACCTAATCCTGGCTCAATCGGTAACGTAATTGCGTTATCATCAACAGGTTCGCCTGCTCCAACTCTAACACCATAAAATTGTGTTCCGCTATCGCCTTCTAGATCATGTTCGTGTTCTGGTAGATTATTAGTTCCTATTGTTGTTGCTTCATTGCCAGCGTTTCCGCCAATAGCATCAGCAGCAATGTCTGTTACTCTATTTGCACTCGGGCCTCCCATATTGTCAAGACCTAATGCAAATCTTCCTCTAAAGTCTGGTAATGTAAATTTATTTACACCATTATCTGATACTAATGAAGGATCTTTAAAGTTATGTTGTATTGCAATCCAAAGTTCATTATAATCAGACTTATTAACTTCTTGACCGTCGCATAGTAACCATCCGGCTGGTGCTTCTTCGCCACCAAATGGCATCATTGCTCCTGCTGGCACTAATGGTATTGTTTTTAGGAAATTACGCTTTGTAATTCTATATACACCAGTTGTACCTGTTGTTACATTTAATAATAATTCATCTGCATTTCCTGCATCATATGTAACTTCTTTGTTACTAATAAAACTGTTTGCAATATTTACTGCAAATGTTTTTGTACTGCCGCCTGTTTGTCCGTCAAATTCAAAGCTGTTTGGTTCTACATCACCGCTTAATGCAAAAGTAGTAGCACTTGCTAATCTGTCTGCCGAGCCGGCCCTGCCACTTACTGTACCACTTACGTTACCTTGTAGATTACCAAAGAATGTTGTTGCATAAACTTGATCATACTTGTTAATCGACGTACCAATATTTCTTACACTATTACTATCAGGAGCAATATTACCAGTTTGTAATATTCCGCCAATATCAACATCACCGCCAATATATGCATTTAGTGCAACACCAATTCCGCCAGTTGTTGTAATACTACCAGTTCCGGTTGACGTCGAGTTTTCAGTACTTGTAACTGTTAACACGCCTGTTTCTGCTTCGCCAACTTTTGGAGAAATTTTAATGTTACCTTTTACGTCAACTGTTTGTTCAGGTGCGTTATTGTTAAATCCAACATTGCCATCACTATTGATACTTATTATAGTCGGCGTTAAGTTTCCGTTACGCATTCTAACATCAATACTTGATCCACTAGTATTGTGTTGTATTATACCAGTTTCGCCATCAATGCCTAAACTTAACTGGCCGCCTGTTCCAATTTTAACACCATCGTTGCTTTTAACACTTAGTTGAAAATTAGTACTGCTTGCTGCATTTCCTCTTAGAAAATTACTTGCAGGAATTGCAGTATTACCGACAACTAATGCTTCAGCCTTTTCAGCCGTACCATAATATTTTAAAGCTTGTACGCCAACAATTGCTTCATCAGCAATATTCATGCCCGGATTAATACCGGTTCTAAATCCTTTTATAGAAACTTTTGGAATAAAACTTTGACTACTAATAATAATTACTGGTTGATCTTCAACTTTAATTGCTAGTACATTATAAGTTATATCATCAGTGCCTACAATTGCTTGTGCTTGAGCACCTGTTAGTAATCCATCACTAAAATCTGGACCAACTAGTACCCATGCACTACCTGTAAACAAATATAGTTGTTGACTTTCTGTGTTTACCCACAAATCTCCTGCGCTTGAATTTGCTACTGCTGGTGCAGCACTTGCTTTTTTAAGGCCGCCACTTGCTACCCAGTTAGTACCGTCGTAAACTTTAAGTTGATCTACTCCATCTGTATTATCATACCAAAGTTGCCCTTCGACTGGATGCTCCGGTGCCAAAGTGTTTGCAAAGTTTTCTAACAGATGTAAAAAGTTAGTATTAATTGATGCTCCGTAAGCAGTTTCGCCCCTGCCTGGAAAACGTAAACTTGTCTCACTATTAAGTGTATTGTCAACAACTGTTATTGTGCCTTTATTAACAGTGTCAGTGTAACTTATTGTATATGGCATAATTTACTCCTTACCCTGCTAAACTTTGTACACGCACTGTGTAGTCGATTTGAATTAATCTATTAAGTGACTTTTGTACAGGATGAAAAATAACATGAGTAATTAATTTGCCAGTACCACTTGTACTATAACTTCTTAATCCTAATTCGTCAAAAACATATGGACTATCTGTTGCACTTGCAGTATCAAATGCATCTTGTCCGTTTGGTTCTCCGTAATCTAGTAGGCAACTTACTACAATATCAGTATAATTTGTACCACTAACATGTCTTGTTTCTAGTTTATTACGTACAGGATCTGTATTATTTACACTTCTGTCATCAACAACTTTAGTATAAGTTTGGTTATATAGACTTGCGTTTGTGCCAGTACTGTTTGGCGTTAGATATGTGATAATACCAGTCGGATCAACACTTGTGCCACCGTTGCCAAATGACATTTCATATATAAAGCCTTGCCCAGCATTTGACAAACTTTCTGCTAATGCAATACTCATATTTTCATAATGAATTGCATTACGCTTATTAATATAAACTTTTTGTGATTCAGGGTCGAATATCTTAATATGTCCCTGAACTAATACTCCGTTTGTGTCTTGCATGTTATCGCTCATTTATTTGTTTCCTATACTGTATTTATTCAGGTAGCTCAGATGTTCCTGCACGTAAGAATCTTGCAATTGAATTTTCTGTATCACCTAATGATGTTCCTTGTGTTGTCCAACTTTGTCCAACTTTCTTAACAACTGTTACTCGTGTATCTTTTGCAGGAGTAGTAAGTAATGTAATTTCATTTGTATCTGCGTTAAATGTAAAGTCTGCTGCAACTGATGTATCGCCGTCTGGACTATCTAATGCTGTTGCATAGTTAAACACA